GAGGCAGTTGCCGTCGCCGTCCACGAAGAACAGGCGGCAGGAGGCAAACCCCTTCTTGTTGACCTTGAAGCGTTCGAGCATCTTGTCGTCCTTGGGCTTGACGAGCTTGAGGACGAAGGTGCCGGACTTCTCGATGTTCTTGAGGGGCGGGAGGTCGTTGTTGGGAGGGTTCATGTGTGGTTCTGGTTGGTGGGAGATTGGTATGCTGAACGGGCCTAGCGACGCCATCAAGCAAATTGAATGGGAGTCGCCGGAGCGGTGGTCTTGGCGCCGATGTCGAGGACGCGGATCTCGGATCCGTAACCCGGCCACTCGTCAAGGGCGGCGCACGACTTGTAGGCCTTGAGACCTTCCTCGAAATCCATCGCGGCGTAGGTCATCAGCTCCGGGCCAAGCTCGTAGATCGCGAACTCATACGGGGCGTTCTTCTCCACGGCGATGAAGCGGAAACCCTTCAGGCGCTCACCGAAAGCGGCTTCGTATGCGAGGCGGTAGAAGTAAGCTTGGAGGTTGTAGCGGTAGGATCTTACGGAGTTGAGGAAACCCTTGGGGCTGGCATCCTCGGTCGTCTTGAGGTCGTAGAGGTAACCGTCATCACCTACGGCGTCGATAGCGGACTTGAGGGTCGTACCGCAATAGTCCACGCTGAACATGAACTCGGTCTTGGTGAAGGTCACGCCTAGGGACTTCTGGGCGCGCATGGCAGACTCGGCGACCTTGTGGCCCATGTCCCAGTCCTCCGTGGCGATGGAGATCTTCCCGGCGGAGGCCGTGACGAAGGCCTCGTAGGCGACCTTGCCTTCCTTGGTGCGGCGGTCGATGCCTTCCGGGATGAGGGCGAACCGATGGAGGACGGTTTCGGGTTCGAGGGCGAGCGCGTGGACGAACGAGCCGATCTTCAGCGCCTTGCTCTCCGTGCGCTCCGCGGTCAGCGAGGCCTTGTAATGGGCCGGGGACTTCAGAAGCTCCTTCATCCCGGAGCAGTTGATCGCAGTGGTGGCGTCGTAGTCGGCGCGCGTGTTGATGATGTTGGGCATGGTTTTGTTTTTGGTTTTTGGGTTGGTGGGAAAGTGTCAGAGATCCTCGTTGGTGTCTTGCGACAGGTTCTCGGCGGCGTGATCCGCGGAGTCGAGGGCGAGAGCGATTGCCTTCTCGCATTGGCTCAAGCTGTTCCGCATGACGCGGACAGATGCGTGGATCTTCTTGAGTCGGTCGTAGAGGGGTTTGAGATCCTCGACGTGGTTGACGTTCTGGTAGATCAAGTTGTTGATGACGCGACTGATCTCCTTCTGGCCGGACTGGATGTCGGAGAGGAGGTGGCGCGCGTCGTCTCCGACGATCTCGGTGTCGCAGTAATACTCGAGCGAGTTAAGCTGTTCGGAGATGGCGCTGACGTGCCGGGTGAGGCTGTCTTTGTTGGTCATGGTCGGGATGTTAGAAGCGGACTTCGTTAATGTAAAGGTCCGTCTTGATGAAGAAGCGGACGGAGACGGGAGGCCGGAGGGAGGCGATGTTGTCTCGCTTCCAGAGCGCCAGAGCTTCCGTGAAGTCAGCCATGCGCTTGGCCTTGACCTCGACGTAGGGGATGCTGTCCAAGAAAATGAACAGGGCATACGGCTCCGGGGTGGTCGCGTTGACCTTGAAGATCCCCAGCGGGATCGGTTTCGGTTTGGAGATCTTCTTCATACGGCATTAGGGTTAAAGCGACAGAACGACTGGCCGTGCTTGGCCCAGAACTCAACGCTATGGCCGGACACGCGGACCGCCTTCCGCTTCCACTTCCAAAGCTCCTCGGTGTATGAGTCGCGATCCCAGACTACAAACTCCGGGTTCTCCACGCGCCCGTCTATGACGAGGAATAGTGCGTGGCTCTCGCGAGGCATCTTGGAGGCCATGTGGGACATGGCAGTCGGAGGGTTGGCCGGGATCTCGGGCATGTCAGGCGCGCTTCTTGAAAAGCTTGGCGAGGGTTTCGTTAGCCCGGTCGAGATCCTCCCGGGTGTCCTGAAGCTCCTTACGGAGTCCTTGGACTTCCTCGAGGGTCATAAGCCACTTCGACTCGAAGGACTTGGCCTCGATGGAGAAGTAGTGGGAGGTGGCCGACACGCGCTCGACTTGCATCTCTGCGTGGTGGAGGCGGAGTCGGAGGTGAACTACCTCCTTCTCGAGATCCGTCTGGTCGTTGCGGCTCATATTAGTTGTCATCTCCTTCGTCGGGGATCCTGTCAAGGAAGTATTGGGCCTCATCTTTGACTTCTTCAAGATCTTCGTGGACTCTCATCAAGGCCTTACGAATGTCCTGCAATCTGAAGTTACAGATCTCATCGTAAGTGGCTTCGCTGTGACGACCTTCCTTACGCAAACTATGTGCGTCGGCGTCGTGTTGCATCTGCCTCCTGAAAGCACAGAAACAGGCGAGCTGAATTACATGACCGATCATGTCAAACCTTTCGTCTTCTCCGTTTAGGTTTTCGATCATGAGATCTAACTTGGAATTGTCTTTGTCAGAGTTTTCAAAGGACGTAAGGATCGACTCAAGCCATTCGATCTTTTCCTGCTTCTGCCGAAGCTTTTCCTGCAACTGCATCACCACTTCGTTGAGCGCGGTGAAGGCCTTTACTTCGTCTTCGTTGCTCATTTGGAGATGGCCTTGAGGAAGGCGGTCTGGTTTTCGGAGATGGTCATCTGGTACTGGTTGCCCAGAGTATCCAGCGGCGCGCCAGCCGGGAGCCAGCCCTTCGAGTTCAGGTAGTCGATGGCCTTCTGGACCTTGTCCGACGGGATGAAGCTCCACCACACATCCGGGTTGGAGCGAGCAGGGGAAGGACGCGAGGCCGGAGTGGAGGCCTTGGCGCCGTCATCGTCGATGTCGGTTGAGATCCCGCATGCCGTTTGGAGCGACTGACGACGGAGATAAGTAATGGCCGACCCTAGCTTCTGTGCGTCGCCCGGGGCGATGAAGGAAAGCGTTCCGCTGTCGTGCGTCTCGCCGGAGTCGTGGAGGAAGGTCGTCGTGACCCTCACCTGACCCTCCGCGGAGGAGAGCGACTGGTGGACGGCGAGGTTATGCTCCCGGGCGACCGCCTTGACGGTGTCGAGGATCTCCGAGAGCGAAGCGTACTTGCTCTTGAAGGCCGGGTTCACGCGGTCAGCGGCGACGTTACCGATGGCGTTGAGGAAGGCGACGAGATCCTGTCGCGCGGTTTTGTTTTCTTTGGGCATGGTGTTGTTTGTGTGGGGGTGAAAAATCAAAGTCCGATCCTCTTGTAGCAATCGAGAAACTCGAGCCACCCGGAGATGAACAGCTTGGCGTCTCTCTTGGTTTTAAAGGAATGCTCGGAGTCAATCAAGCACTTCGGTTGCCGATCCGGGTTGGTGTAAATCGTGACGATCCAATCTTTCTTTCGCTTCACGGGTTCGAGGGTGATGCTGAATGTGTTCATTTTTGTAGGGGTGAAATTAGTTGACGGCGTTACGGAGTCCGGCGTCCAGAAGGAGCAGGGCGTCGGCAGTAGCGAGAGTGACCGGGAGATCCGGGAACAGTTCAGCGGCGCGCGCCTTCAGCTTGTTCTTCCATTGCGTCGTGGTCAGATCTCCCTTCGTCCCGACCGGGTGGGCCTTCTGCCAGACGGGAGGGCGGACGGTGCGGATCTTGAAACCCAGCGCGCATGAAGCTCCGTAACACACGCCGTAGTTGAGCATAAGCTTTCCGATGGCGGAACCGGGGATGTTCCTCCCGGCGAAGAGGGGCGGCAGTTCGATGAAGATCTCCACGACGCGCGAACACTTCTCCAGCTTGGCGAGAAGGTCACAGACGTCGAAGTCCGTCGGAGGCATCCTCATAGCGGTCACCTTTCCGTTGAGCTTCCAAGCGACACCTCCGTTTACGCCGGGGTCGATTGCGATGGTCAGGATGTCATTCATTTGCGAGCTGTTGTTTCAGGTTCGCGATCTCTTTACGCAAGGTCAAGCAAGATCCTTGGGCAAGATCCGCCCGGGTGAGCGCGCGCTCGCGTTCGACGTAGAGGCGACCGACCGCGGAATAGTGAAGGTGGCCTTGAGCCGGGTCGGTGAAGATCTTCAGCATGACCGCCCGGAGATCTCGGCTGGCTTCCTCGGCGCAGATCTTGTGCCGGACGAGATCCTGAAGCGAGGCCTTGAGGATTGCCTTGCTGTTGGCGAGACGGTGTTTGGTTCCCATAGGTGTTAGGCGGCGGAGAGCCAAGTGAAGGCGCGCTCGCGGCTGGTGGTGTAGTCCGCGGATCCGATCTGGTTGCCTTCGAGGTCGAGGGAGATCATCGTCCAAAGCCGGAGGTGCGTGTCGTAGAAGATCCGGGCGGAACGGTCTGGGTTGTAGTAGGCCTTCATCGGTTAGGCGGCGAGGATCTTGAGGCACTTCTGGATGTTCTTGCGCTTTTCGTTAAGAGCTTCCAGCTGATACTGAAGGGCGTTCATCTGCATGTAGGCCTCTGCGAGCGAGATCTTGGCGGAGTCGGCGCGCGAGCGATCCGGGTTAAGCTCTTGCTCTACTGCGCTGGTCAGGACGAACGAGAGTCGCTTTTTCTGGCTCTCGATGTCCAGCTTCTTGACGTGGATCTCGTCGGAGATCTTGGCGAGGGCGGCGGTGAGTTCGGCGTGGTTCATTTGTGTGTGGTGTTTGTGGTTTGTGGGTTGGTGGAAATTAGGCGGCGCGACGGGCGATGATTGCGGCCCGGAGAGCTTCGCAGTTCTCGCTGAAGGCCTTGTTCTTCTTGGCTTCGAGCGCGCGGAGATCCTTCTTGGTCTGCGCGGTGCTGAAACCCGGCTTGAGCGACTTGAAATAAAGCGTGTAGTAAGCGTCGTAAGCGGCGAGGTATTTCTTCTCGGAGCGGACGGCGGTTTTTTCGAGGTCGGTGATGTTCATTTGTGGTGGGTGTGAAAGCAATAGATAGCGGACTCGGTTCGGTGTAAAGCGATTATTTTCGAGGATCTCCGGCAAGGCGCGCCACCCGGGTTGAGTAGTCGGTAGGCCGGAAGCCCCGAGCCTTCGCCCCGGCAAAGCCCATGTTCCAGCATAAGGCCATATGGGAGGCGGTAGGCCTTACCACCCCCGCCCGGGCTAATCTGGTCTGTATCAGGCTGTAGAAGGCCTTCGCCATAGCTTCCTGAACCCACCCCTCCCTCCACCTTGACCGCGGGATCTCCGGGAGGCCTTGGGCGCGCCTGAAGGTGTTAGCGTCCTGCCACGCTTCCCGGTGCATCTGCCAAGC